AAAAAAACTGTTCAGTACAATGAAAAATTTTATAAGAAAAAAATAGGTGACTTTGGTTTGTCTTTTCATTCAACAAGTTTAATCAATGTACCACAATTTAATAAATTACAGACGTATGTAGAAAATAGATCATCAGAAATATTAGATCATATGGGTTATGATTTACGAAACTATAAATTTAAATGGACAGAATTTTGGGTACAGGAATTTGCAAAAAATGGAGGAGGTCATCACGATGGCCATGTTCATTATGATAACCATATATCAGGTTTTTATTTTTTAAAATGTTCTGATAAAACTTCTGTTCCTGTTTTTCATGATCCTAGACCTGGTAAGATGATGACTATGTTACCTTTAAAAAATGCTAACGATGTTACTTTTGGAAACCCAATGATAAATTTTAAACCACAACCAGGTACTATAATACTTTTTCCATCTTTTTTAGAGCATAGATTTACTGTGGATCCTGGGGTAGAACCTTTTAGATTTATGCATTTTAATATACAGGCTGTAAGGAAAACACCATGAGTTTTAAAAAACAAAAATTTAAAATAACAAAAAGATCTATTTCAAAAGAACTAGCAACCTTTGCTTACAATTATTTTTTAATGAAAAGACAAGTTGCTAAAACTTTATTTGAAAGAAAATTTATTTCTCCTTTTACTACAGAATGGGGTGTTTGGAATGATGACCAAGTTCCTGAAACTTACTCACATTATGCTGATATAGTTTCTGAAACTTTATTATTAAAGCTTCAACCTGTTGTAGAAAAAGCAACAGGATTAAAACTAACACCTAACTATACTTACACAAGAATTTATAAAAAAGGAGATGTTCTTAAAAGACATAAAGATAGGTTTAGTTGTGAAATATCTACCACACTTAATTTAGGTGGTGATGCTTGGCCTATTTATTTAAATCCAAACTTGAAAGCTGGAAATGTTTTTGGTCCTAAAGAAGGAATCCACCAAACTCAAAATTATGCGCCTACTCAAGACAAAGGTATTAAAGTAAATTTAAAACCAGGAGATATGTTAATTTATAGAGGCTGTGATTTAGAGCATTGGAGAGAACCTTTTACGGGAGAAGATTGTTGCCAAGTATTTTTACATTACAATAATACCAAAACTAAAGGCTCTAAAGAAAATTTATTTGATAAACGTCCACATTTAGGTTTGCCTAATTATTTTAAAAACAAATGATTAATAAAAAAATACTTTCAGAAATAGCTTTATATAATGGTAAAGTAAAAATGCCTAAAGGTTTTGAAATTGAAAAAGATATACTTGTAAAAGATATATTAACATCTCAATTTTATGAAAATATTGATTTTCCTTTTTCAAGAACTTATGACAAGTTAAAAACATATTTTGTTGATTTTATGCAAGTAGAACACAACATAATGCTTATAGAAAAAGAAGGTTATGGAAATTATTATGAAAAAAATGAAGTATCTAAATCTCAATATAAAGTAGATCCAGTTGATTTAAAACACTCTGCTGATTTTGTTTTGTTATACGGTGTAGAGATAGACTCTGATTCATGCACTATTAATATTAATTATGATGATAATAGAAGAAAAAATAGAACTTGGCTTATACCATTAAAAACTGATTCTTTTGTAATGTTTCCAGCTGATTGCCGTTTTTACATTGAAAATAGTAAGAATACACATCTTAATTTTATTCAAACTATTACTTTTAATTATTTATAAGAATTATGCTTTGGACTATTCGTCTGGAGTGTTAGTTAGTATCGCCATCCATTGTTCCAAGAACCCAAGATTGGCCACTTTCATCCCAAGAGTAGTAAGATTTAGCTGCTACTTGTTCTTCAGTCAATGCAGGTTCATCACCTATTGGTGATTGCCATCTAGCTTCAGCTACATTTAAAACCCAAGAAACATGATCTTTTGGTGGTAAAAATATTTGATTTTCTAAATCCCACGTGTAACCTATTCCAGCAAAATTTCCTCTAAGAGGAGTGCCGCCTAATTTATGTGTATTGTGTTGTGTATTGAAAGAAGTTTGAATCCAAAGATTAGCAGGCCAATTACTGCTTCTCTCTAAATGAACTTTACCTGCAGTTTCGTCTAGTGCATGACCATTACTAACTCTTACAACATTTAGTACAATATTTTCTTCTGATATTTTTGCAAAATGTGCCATATTTTTTATTGGAATTTATATCTTAGCATAACTATTCCAGATCCTCCATTTTTAAAAGTTGCTGATCCAGGTCCTCCACCAGCTCCTCCACCCATATTTGTAGATCCAGCTGTTCTTGAAGTACAACCAGGACTATTTGGTGGTCTATTTCCGTCACCGCCTCCACCGACTCCACCGACAGCATTCGTTTGAGGTGTGTCTGAAGCACCAGCTCCACCGCCTGCAAAATATCTAGTTGAACCTACAGGTCCAGCTTCTCCATAACTTGGTGCAGTGGGTCCAATAAATGTGTCTGCTATAAAACTTCCGTCTCCACCTCTAGTTCCTGATGTTGGACTTGTTGCAGGTCCAGAGTCAGAAGTATTTTGTCCTTTTTGTGCAGCTCCGCCACCAGCTCCTTGATTGTTTGAATTGTTTCCTGAACTTCCTCCTGGAAAGCCTTGTGATGGACTTGTAGGGGGTGTATTTCCTGCAGCTCCTTGTGGGCCTGGTTGATTAACATGTCCTCCGCCAGATCCTCCAGCAGTTCCAGTTCCAGGAGTAGATGATCCTCCTTTTCCACCGCCAGCTGATGTAATAGATGCGAAAGTTGAAACTCCGCCACTTGTTTGTGCTGGATTAGTAGTGGCACCTGCGCCTCCAGCTCCAACCGTAATAGGGTATGTTTGAGCAGTTACAGTTACTCCACATGTACTTACAAGAGGGGACATAGTAGGTGATGGGATACCAGATGCTGGGTGATTAGATATTCTAAATCCTCCTGCGCCTGCTCCCGCTCCATAATCTCCTCCAGTGGATCCTCCTCCAGCAATAACCATATAATCTACTTTACCAGATGATGCTGCTTTTACATCCTTGACTGCAAAATTTCCAGTACCAGTAAAAATGTGAGTTCTAAAATCTCCAGAATCAACAACTGAATCTCCTCCAGTTGCTACGATTAAACAAGGACCAAATCCTCCGTTAAAACCAAATCCTCCTACAGATGCTGCTCCTTTTGCTCCTAATATAGGCATTTATCTTTATCCTTCCTCTTATGCGAATTGCGTTTGAGAAGCTAACGCTGTAAACGTAGCTGACCCAGTTTTAATAACTGTATATGTATAAACGTCTAATGAACTTGCATTACCAGCAGATGGAGCTGCTCCACCTTGCCATTCTGGAGTAACACTTGATCCATCAATTTGAACCGCACTGTTATAATAAGGTGTTCCAGTATTAGCAACAATGTGAGCTATTGTAATAGATTCACCGGTATCCATAATTGAGTCTAGTGAATTTGATCCATCACCTCTAATATTTAATGTCCAGTTGCCTGAAGAAGCTGTTGTATAGTTTAAAACAGCTTGTGTAAGAACATCGTAAGCAATTGTACCAGTAGCTGCTATAGCTGCTGTAGTTACTTTTTCTGCAACACTTTGAATTTTACCTTGACCATTGAAAGTTGCTCTGCCAATTCCTTTTGGTGTAATATTAAAATCAATATTAGTGTCACCGCCTATTGCTGCAAGTGAAGGTGTATTACCTGTTCCTGCATTAGTTACGCCAAAATGATTAACTGCTGAACCAGTAGTTGTAAATATAATTTGCTCGTTAGAGTTTTCATCTAAAACACCGTGTGCTGTATCTATAATAATATTATTACCATTAGTATCTAAATCTGCTGAAAGCTGTGGTGTATAATCTGAAGATAGTTCTGTGAAAGCTGTATCAACAACATTAGTACCATCTGAATAAACCATTTTAGTACCTTTGTCGGCTGCTGCCCAAGTTACTCCAGTTCCTGAACTAGTTTTAACAGTTACTGCATGAGCACCTGAAGTTGCATTATCTATGACATATAATTTTGTTAAAGTATCTGGAACAACAACGTTAACTGCACCTGCAATTGTACCTGTTAATTTTAATACTTGGTTTTTACCATTTGATACTGCACCATTTGTAAAAGTTAAAGTAGCACCTGTTGTAATAGCTACAGCTTCAAAACCAGCAATAGCTTGTTCTAAAATTGTTAAGTTTGTGTTTGTAATTTGTCCCCAAGTACCAGAGTTTTCACCCGTTGCCTGGATCGTAAGTTTTAAATCTGCGGAAGTACTGTTAGCCATAATTTTTGTTCTCCAATATCTTAATTTAATTAAATTTTATTATAGTGTCAAACACTATTATGCAGCGTTGGTTGAAACTTCCTGCCATCCTGGAGGATTGACTGGTGCTGTACCAGTATTAACTTCGTTCCAAATCAATACATTTGTAGCGGTTCCTAAGCTAGCTGTCAAGCCAAATCCTGTAGGAAATACTACATTAGTTGTTTCAATATTTGCTACGGAATTTAAAGTTGCTGTTAATGCAAATCCTGTTACATCTACAGGTAAATTTAAATCAACTGTAATGCTGTTTAAGTTTACAGTCATTGTTTGACCATAAGTTGGATCAGCTATAAATTGACCATTTCCCCACCTAGAATTACCCCAAGTTGCATCACCCCAATTCATAGAGGTATCACCAGCTCCTGTATTAGCATCTCCGTGAATAGGGAAAGTATTTCCTGGTGCTAAATTCATAGCCATTGCTTGACCTGTTAATTCAGCATCTGGAGCAGGATCTACTCCACTAAAGTTTTCGGACATAGCCATAACCAAAGTATTTACAAGTTGATTACCATAAACTCCAAATCCCCAATTAGAGTTACCCCATGTAGCTGGAGATTGTGCTGAAACTTCTACTATAGTATTTGCATCTCCAACAGCAGAACCAAGAGACATAACTGTTGCGAAACCCGAAGGTTGAGCAAAGGCAGGATTAAAGTTTAATTGAGCAACCATCGCTACACCTGTAGGTGTTGCAACGAAAGCAGAAAAAGCGTCTACAGACCCTAAGGCCATGGTAGCTGCTTGACTATTAAGTATTAAACTTGAATCTCCATTTATAGAAACACCACTAAGTCCTTCAGCCATAGTCATAGCTATGCCTGTTACTGTATGAACATTACCGGATTCACCCCAGGTTTCAATACCCCATTGATCAGAACCCCAACCAACATTTACTTGACCAGTAACAATAATTCCATCGTTGTTTAAACTCATGCTCATGGCTTCGCCATTATTCCAATCACCAAAGCCCCAAGTATCTCTACCCCAGGCAACATTATTTGGATTAGTAACAAAAACTGTTAAATCTTGATTTTGATCCCAAGCTCCTTGGTTCCAAGTGTGAGCTCCCCATGAATTAACAACCATATCCATAATACCACCCATGCCAATACCATGCACATAACATAAATAATAAAAATCTGTAAAAGAGGATGGAGTGATTTCTACATAACGAGTTGTGGCTGCGTTGAATGTAGTTGTATTTGTGTATTGAGAATAAGTAACAGCACCATCTAAATAATATGTTACACCAGAAGTTAAATACTGATCTTTACTGGTTGTAGTAGAAAATATTAAAGGATGATTATTGTTTGAAGCGTTACTTTGTTCAAAACGTAAAGATGAATCAGGAACCCAATCTATTGTTCCTGGTCCTGTAGAATTTCTTAGGCCATCTAGATAGAATACATTACCTGTACCTCCACCATAAAGATTACCACTTGCTACGGTGACTGTATATGATTTATCCGCCATAGGAGTCTACCTCCTACTAGCCCGATATTCTTAATATCGCTGCTGTTGATGTTGGGGCTGGAAATTGAATTGTAAACGTACCAGAAGTTGCAGTTTTATCTGCTCCAAAATTTAAAATACAAACTGCATCAGTAGTACTAGACCCTGAACCTGCTGTTGTATTATAAATTAAAGCTCCTCTAGCTGTTAATGTAACTCCAGTAAAAGATCTATCATTGAAATCACATCTTGCGACACCTGCAGTCATAGAAGTTCCTAAATTAACTAGAGCTCCTCCACCGGCTGCGTATTGTCCAGTGTTTGATACTTCTCCCGCTGTAATATAATTTGATGTTGCTGAAGTTAAAGTTGCTGTAGAAATATAAAGAGCTATTTTAAAAGTGTCACCACCTGTTTGTTTAAAACTCATAGCTCCATCTAATAATTCTTTTTTAAATGAGTTTGCTATTGCTTGTGTTATTGCCATAAAATTTTTCTCCTATTGTTTTCCTATTCGAGGAACACCTGCTTGGTATTCATCCCGTCTTCGTCTTCCCATTTGTTCAATTGAGAATCCTTTAACAGCTTCAACATATTTTTTATCATATTGCTGTAACATGTCAATAGGTCCTTTTAAGAAACCGTAAGCCTCAACTAGGCAGGCATATAATAAGCCATTGGGAAATTGTAAACTTAAATATGTAGTTGTATTAGTAGCCGATAATCCAGTAGGTTTCAAGATATAATTTAACTGAATTGTGTAAGTAGCATTAGGTGTAGGAGCAAAAACTAAAGTGCCCTCATCCCAGTAACCATAGTACTTAGGAACCCCTGTGGAGCCCGTAGGGTTGAATTCAGCCATAAAGTTAGTGTCTCGGTACTGTAAAAAATCTCTGTTGTCTGTTGCGGCTGTACCATCAGAGTCCACAATTTGAGCTGATCTAACTACCAATAAATTGTCGGGAGTATCTATAAATCTAGTATTTAAAACTAATGAAGCTGTTGAATATCTTCTATTATTATCTGAATCTACTTCTCTTAAAATTCTAAATTCAGCATCACTTATAAAACCATCTATAATAGTAGAAGTTAAAACATTCGAATCTACTTCTGTATAATCTCTAATTTTTTGTACTAATTCTGCGTATGTCATTTATTAAGCTCTCCCATCCGTTATATTAACATTTAAAGGACCGGCAATACAACCATTTCCTCCACCTGGGCCATAGCCATCTACTAAAAAAGTACCTGGACTTGTAGCAGGTAAATTATAGCCGTTTTGATTAGTGACTGTTGAGGGCTGACCTCCACTTGGAGAAGTTGTGGTATTTAAAGAAACAACATTTCTTGTTCCAAAAATATTTGCTCCCGCATCGTGATCGCTTGCAATAGTGTTTTTAGGAGTCTGTCCTCTAAACGGTGCATTAGTTCCTCTAACTAAACCCGATAAAGTTTTTGTTCCAGAATTATAAGCTGCATATTGTATAATTTCATTTTCATATAGTCCACTTATAGAATTAATTTTTTCAATCATTATAAAGCCTCCAGTAGAAATAAAACCAAGGTTATCTGTAACAGTCAGAGTTTGAGTCGTAGCATTTATATCCGTTGCTAATGTTGTAGATAATTCTAATTCTTGAATACTTCTTTCAAGAGCAGTTGTAAGGGATAATAAAGGTTGTTGAATACTCATTAATCTTACTGCATCATTTATTTTTATTCCACTATTAGGTTGATCAATAACATAAGTTGTAAAAGTACCACCGCTTCCAGTGGTGATAGGGTTGACTACTAAAAAATCTCCTGTAGGTAGTTCTAATCTGTCTGGTCTTGGATGCATTAATCCTTGTGGATCAGCAGTAAAAGGTTTTGGTTCTAATTGAGGTTGTTTAGGTTCATATTCAGAAGTATGGACTCTAGATCCATTCCATTCTCTAACCATTTCAGTATAGGGAAATTGCAAACCACTTCGGTCTGAAATAAATAATGCATGTTTTCCTCTTGCCGTGTTTCCCATAATTACATACTCGGATAAT